ACATTTAATATAATATAGAAAGGAGGAACAATGCATATAGATACTTATAAAATATTTTCTTACGATACGACATGGAAAAATGGTAAGGAAAGTAAAGACACAGAAATAAAACAAATGCTTACATCTAAAAAATGTATTCGAGGTAAAGAGTTTATTAAAATGCTTGAAGAATTAGATGAGACTTGGCATGGTGATTATGGTGGATTTGATTGTGAAATAGAAGTTACTTTTAAACCAACAGGAAAATAATGATAAAAAATATATGTGCAGGTTTGTTAATACTTTGTAACTCAACATTTAATTTTCAAAATGATTTTGAGTATAGTAATAACGAAGAGTTTATAAAGGGAGTAAAAAATTGTGCGTTGTTTTATAACGCAGACTTACCCTCTAAAGATAGAATACCTATAGAAATAATTGTAGGTCAAGCATCTTTAGAAAGTGATTGGGGTAGGTCAAGGTTTGCAATTGAAGGAAATAATTTATATGGTATGCGTCAGTATGATTTAACTGAACCGCATTTAAAACCATTAGGAAATCCAGACGCAAACTTTGGATTAAAAGTATATCCAACAAAATGTTTATCAGTTGTTCATTACATTGAAACTTTGTTAAGTCATAGAAGTTATTCAGAGTTTAGAGATGAAATGTATAAGATGTGGATAGTTGATGAGTATGATATATTTTTATTAACTGAAATGTTATATAACTATTCGGAAGATAAAAATTATGCAGTCAAACTAAGACGAACAATCTTGTTCATAACTGAAAGGGGTTATCTAAATGAAGGGGAATAAAAAGTTTGATATTGATTTAAAGTATGGACAAATACGAGAACAAAAAGTTAAACACATGTTCTCTAAGTGTCAGATAGAAGTCAAGTCAGAGAGAGATTGGTGGCAGAGGACAGGAAACATAGCAATTGAATATGAGTACAGAGGAAAACCAAGCGGTATCTATGCAACAACAAGTGACTATTGGTTTCATAGATTAGAGTTAAAGGATAAAGAATTTTGTACACTTGTTTTTAAAACAGACATTCTAAAAAAGATTGTCGATAGTTACAAAGATAAGTTGACAAAAAATGTGGGCGACAACAAAGCAAGTAAATGTGTATTAATACCTATAAAAGAAATATTTCGAAAGGAGTTTTATGACAATGTTTAAAGAAATAGAACAGGTAAAAAAAGAGATACAGGAACACGAAGGGTTCAGAGATACTATATATAGTGATTCATTAGGATTCGCTACTATAGGTTGGGGTCACCTCGTAAAAGACACCGACCATTTTGAGGAAGGAGTTGCCTACTCAAGAGAGGAGTTACAAAAAGTTTTTGATGAAGACTTTGATTTAGCATGGGCTAATGCAAATTCTTTAGTCAAAGAGAGATTGACAAACACAGACTTCGAACTACTAGATATAGACAGAAAGATGAAAGTCATATCTATATTTTGTAACATGTGTTTCCAATTAGGCAAGGCGGGTGTAAGTAAGTTCAATAAGATGTTTGAGAACATTGCCAAGTTAAATTTTGAAGGGGCGAAACTTGAGATGTTAGATAGCAGGTGGGCTAAACAGACACCCAGTCGTGCCGAATATTTATCAAATAAAATGTCGCAGGTATAAAATAAATTTATTTTTGCCTTGCTTTCGACACAATTATATGATATAATATGTTTAATTTAAATAAATTAGTTAACTATGTTAAAGATTATTAATAGTTATTATTATTATATTTATAATAATATTAATAATAATATTAAAAGAGTTATGACTATGTTTAAAATTAAAATTTTAGCACTTGACTTTGTTTTCGTTTCGTGCTATAATACAAACTTCAATAATAATATAGGAGGTATATATGCCAACAGTTGAAGGAAAAGCATATTGGGCTAGTGTGACTAGACCTAATACAACATTCGACCCAGTATATCAAATTGATTTAGCAGTTGATGACAAGACTGCTGAAGAGTTCAAGGGTAAGGGTGTGTCAGTTAAACAAGACGAGAGAGGTTCTGTCGTTAAGTTTAAAAGAAAAGTTGCTAGGGCGGATGGGACTAAAAATCCTATGCCGAGACTAGTGGACTCTGCAAAAAATCCTATTGATGTTCTAGTAGGTAATGGTTCAAAGGTTAAAGTTTTATACAAACCTTTTGAATGGAAATTTGCAGGTAAATCTGGGACAAGCTTAGACTTACAAGCAGTTCAAGTAATTGACCTCGTACCATATGGCGAAGACTTTGATGTCTCGGATGGGTATGTTGCAGAAGGTAACAACGAGGAGTTTTAAATAATCAAACAAGGGGCGACAATGAATGAAGACAAATCTAAATTTGTAGAGTATCATGTCCCTTGTTCAAGTTGTGGAAGTAGTGATGCAAGAAGTATTAATGATGATGGCAGTAGCTATTGTTTTTCTTGCACCACTTTCTTCCCAAATGATACAGGGATAAATCAACAATACGAAAGGGGCGACATGCAGACAGCAGAAAGGATAGCTGATTTAAGTTATCATCAAGGTACTTTATCTGCAATATCAGATAGAGGAATTAACTCAGAGACTTGTAAGAAGTATGGAGTTAAGGTTATTTACAATGGTAATAATCTTATCGCAAAACATATCTATCCATACTATGATGAGACAGGTCAAATGATTGCGACAAAGACAAGGTATGTTAAAGAAAAACAATTTTCAATTCTAGGTTCGACATCCAATTCTGGATTGTTCGGTCAACAATTATTTAATGGCGGTAAGTTTGTTACCATAACAGAAGGTGAAGTAGATGCTATGAGTGTCTATCAAATGTTAGGTTCAAAATATCCAGTAGTTTCTATTAAGAATGGAGTTGCTTCCGCATTAAAAGATATCAAGAAAAGTTATACTTGGTTAGATAAGTTCGATAATATTGTTATCAACTTTGATAATGATGAGGTTGGAAGAGAAGCAAGTGTTAAAGTTGCAGATTTATTTCAACCCGGGAAAGTTAAGATAGTTAAACTTCCCGAAATGTACAAAGACGCAAATGATTTATTGCGTTCTAAAAAGTATGAGGAGTATGTTAAAGCTTGGTGGAATGCACCTATACATGCACCAGATGGTATCGTAGAAGGTAGTCAATTACTTTCTGAGGTACTACAACCAATAGTAAAATCCAGAATAGATTATGGATGGAAAGGACTAGATGAGTTAACTTATGGTATTCGTAGTGGTGAGTTGGTTACTATTACCGCAGGGACTGGACTTGGAAAAACATCAGTCATTAAAGAGTTAGTATATCATATATTCAAAAGTACAGAGAGTAACATTGGAATGATTATGTTAGAGGAAAGTCCTAAGATAACTGCATTAGATATCATGGGGACAGAAGCTAACTTACCTTTACGAAGACCCGATATTAATTTATCGGATGAAGATAAAACAAACTACTTCAACAAGACAATAGGTACTGGTAGATTTTATTTCTACAATCACTTTGGTTCTAATTCAGTAGATAATATTATTGCTAGAGTTAGATACATGGCAAAAGCTTTGGATTGTAAGTTCATAGTTCTTGACCATATAAGTATGATAGTATCTTCTCAAGAGTTTGGTGACGAGAGAAAAGCACTTGATGAAGTAATGACTAAACTAAGAACACTAGTTCAAGAAACAGATATTGCTTTGATTGTAGTGTCTCACTTACGAAGACCAGATGGTAAGGGACATGAAGAGGGAGCAGTTACTTCACTTGCACAATTAAGAGGTTCGGGTTCTATTGCTCAACTATCTGATATGGTTCTTGGATTAGAAAGAGATAGTCAAAACGAAGATGTTGCGACAAGGAACACAACCACATTGAGAGTATTGAAGAATAGATTTGTCGGTATGACTGGTCCTGCATGTTACTTATATTGGGACAAAGATACTGGTAGATTAAACGAAGTAGATAAACCTCAAGGTGATGAAACAGAGGAAGATAAATTTTAATGAAAGGAATAAAAGAGTGGGCGATAGAAAACTATTCTTGGATATCGAGACAACCGAAATTGTTAATGGTCATGGATTACCTAACAAGATTTTTTGCTTGGTTACTATTTGTGACAAGGGCAATATTGTATGTTATACTCCGAATGATTTACATAAATTTCAGATTGATGCGAAGAATTATCAAGAGTTTATTGGACACAACATCATAGGATTTGATGCTCCAGTAATCAAGAAAGTTCTTGATGTAGATTTATTTGAGATAGGTAAGGTAACTGATACACTTATACTATCAAGATTATTTAAACCAGTAAGAGAAGGTGGACATTCATTAAGAGCATTTGGTGAGAAGTTTAATTACAATAAGATAAACTTCAAAGACTTTACAGAGTTCTCTTTAGAAATGTTAGAGTATTGTATTCGTGATGTTAAACTTCTTAAAAAAGTTTATGACTTATTACAAAGACAAGGTAAAAACTTTTCTCAAAAGTCTATTGACTTAGAACATGATGTTGCTAGAATTATTGAGAAACAAGTACAGACTGGATTTTTATTTGATAGTGAGAAAGCACATATACTACTTGCTAAACTTCAAAATAAAATTGATGAAGTACAAAGTAAAGTTAGAGAAACTTTTCCACCAATTAAAATTGAAGAGACATTTATACCTAAGTCAAATAATAAATCAAGAGGATATGTTAAAGGTGTTCCATTTACAAAGGTTAAGTATCAAGAATTTAATTTAGGTTCACGACAACAAATAGGTGAACGACTTATGAAACTAGGTTGGAAACCTAAAAAGAAAACAGACAAAGGTCATGTAATTGTTGATGAAAAAGTTTTATCAGAGATTAAAAACATTCCCGAAGCGGAATTGATAAACGAGTTTCTCCTACTGCAAAAGAGAATTGCAATGATTAATTCTTGGATTGAAGCGGTAGCAGAAGATGGGAGAGTACATGGTCGAGTTATTACCAATGGTGCAATAACTTCAAGAATGAGTCACCAGTCGCCCAACATGGCTCAAATCCCTGCTGTGTACTCTCCTTATGGAAAAGAATGCAGGGAATTGTGGAAAGTTCCAAGCGGATATAAATTAGTGGGAATAGACGCAAGTGGACTTGAATTAAGAATATTATCTCACTACATGAACAATAAGGAGTATATAGATGAAGTCATTAATGGAGATATACACACTACAAATCAAACTCTTGCAGGGTTGGAAAGCAGAGATACTGCAAAAACATTTATCTATGCGTTCATTTATGGAGCAGGTAACAAAAAACTCGGAAGTATCTGTGGCAGGAATGAAAGCTATGGAAAGCAGATTAAAGAAAGATTTCTTAAGTCTTTACCAAGTCTTAAAAGGTTGCGAGACAGAGTGGACCTCGCTTGTAGGAAAGGATATCTCAAAGGAATCGACCAAAGAAACCTCATCATCAGACAAAAACATTCAGCAGTCAACACCCTCATCCAAGGGGCAGGGGCAATAGCAATGAAGAAAGCATTAGTATTATTAGACGAAGAGATTAAGAAAAATAATATTGATGCATTGCCAGTAGCTAATGTACATGACGAGTTTCAATATCAAGTAAAAGAAAATCAAGCAGATAAACTAGGACAACTTGCAGTTCAATCAATTACAAATGCAGGTATTGATTTAAATATAAGATGTCCATTAACAGGGGAGTATAAAATTGGAAACAACTGGAAAGAAACGCACTAAGACATTAGATACTTTAGTTCCCGATATTAATAATTTACTTACTAATCTTGGGGATGGTAAGAAACTAGAAGTCTCAGATGAAAAACTAAATAAATTTTTAAGTAATATTAAAGATGCAATTATTGACTGGACTAATCCAGTTAAACAAGATAGAAGTTCTTTACGAATGTCTATACTTGGAAGACCAATAAGAC